CAAATGCTCTTGCTGAGAAAATGGTTCGTAACAATTATAGTAAGAATCCATTTGTTTTGAATAACGTTCTATGTATTGTCTTCTGTTATGTACAGTTTCTGTTCCATCTGTAGTAAATAGTTGTCCTTCGGTAGCTGCTAAGTTTGTAACTGGATAATCATCTGATTCGTCAGGGTGCATTGCAGATTGTTCAATAATATCAGTAAACTCTGGATATATTTGCATTGCTTGCTCATCAGTCATATAGGTTGTTACTAAAATATTTGCAGCATCTTTGGCATATACATCTTTTGCATTTGGGTCTATGTACACATCTAATGGATTGATAGACTTGATATATACTTCACCTTTACCCATATCAGCATCAGGGTCTTGATATACTTGAAGAACTCCCATACCACCAACATAGTAATCGTCAATAGCTTGTTTTAATTCTTCGTCTCCAGCAGATATTTGCCATATATACTGAAACAAGTCTGAAAAGACCTTTGCTGTTTCTCTATCTGAATCTTCACGACCAGTAGAACGAAACTGAGGTGAGTTGTATGTTAGAAGGGATTTAGCAGTTTCTACAATAGGATGTATTCTATTTACTACGATTGGTGCTTGACCACGTGCTTCTAATACGTCACGTTCTTCATTGGTCCATTGTGCACCTGCTCTAAACTCTACAGATTCTTGAAATTTTTGTGCCCATAACTCTCTAGCACTCTTATAATCATGAAATAGCTCTCTAGTTAGTTGTACTTCTTCGTCTATTTCTACCTGGTTTACATCACCAGTTTGATAATCAAAAACAAATTGTAAATCATCTTGACTTTGAGTTCTTGTGCTTTGTACTCTTTTTTGTATCTTTTTTGGCATCTATCGCTATATATCCCTTTGGTATCTCTACCTTATCTAAACTATCTAGTTTTGAAATAAATTCATCAAAGTCTAAATAATACTTGCTTTTTTCCATAAATGTACTATAGCGAAATTACGGGAATTATTTCATTGTTGTCAAGAGAAATCTACAATAATTTCCAACTTTTAGTTGATTTCCTTTTATACCAGGGGTCTTCTTGCATTTCTGGGGTAGAATCATGGGTAGGTCTATAACAATTCTTGTTTGCATAAAAGAATCCATCTAACAAGTCATCGTGCTTACCACGAGGATATAATGTTAGTTCATCTATAAATGCTTGCATATTTTTTTGAATATACACTTTTTTATTAGCAAACAATGGTTGTAAGCTTTCTAATCGATACGATTTGCTAGTTCTAGGGTTTTCTTTTATTTCAAGTCCAGGAATAAACATTCCTAGTTCTTCTGCTTTTTCTTTAATGTATTGTCTCAACATTTCCTGATATCCAACAGATTCAATCCTTGTTTTAGCACTTTTGTAATTTTTAAAGTTATTGATAATGGAATCAGCTAAATCTAAGGGAGTCGCTCTCTTTCTGTAATACGGGAGTACCCAACGATTATTATCACCATCAACAGCAATATTGAATATAACACTATAGTCTGCTCCTTTCTTCGTACTAGATGCAGGGTCGATACCAGTAAACACGTTTACAGGTCTCCTCTCGTTTACTTCCTCACCATTCAGGTTCGTCAGAACGAGGGTCGACAACCCTTGCTCACTTTGTTCGATGTATCCATCATAGTACTGAACGTCATCTTTTCTAAATAAATTATCTTCATCACCTACAATTTGACATAGGTATTCTCTATAAAACACCGATAATCGGTTAATACTTTCTAATTCTTCTTTCTTTTCCTTTAATTTCTCTACAGGCCATACCTCTGGCCATAAACTATAATTCTCTTCTAAGATAGGTCTATACTCTTTGGTATTCCAACCTTTCATCTCTTTTAAGGTTTCTACCAAACAACGTTCGTGTTGGGGAGTACCAATCACCACAATCCTACCTCTAAGCGGGTCAACAGATGGAACACCAGATTGTAATAACCAACGCAGGTTATACTCCATTGCCTCAGCAGTCTTGGTATTATTCTCATCTTCAGGGTCATCAAGTATTAACAAAGTAGGTCGTTGATTTCCGTGTTTAATACCACGTATCTGCTGACCTGTACCCTTACATACAATTAAACTGCCGTCTTTTAGTTCTACTTCGGTATTAGTCCACTTTCTAGCAGATTGCATTCCCCAGTACCCAAAGAAATATCGGAACTCTTGTGAATAGTCCAATACATCTTTGATAGTACCTAAAAGTTTGGTAGCGTGGGATTGTGTTCGGGAAACCAGTACGATTACCTTCACACCAGGAGTGAACATCAAATGAAACAAAGGAAATATCCCAGCCGCTACCGAACTTTTTGCATGACCTCTAGGAGCAATGATGTTTATTTGTTTCTCATCATCGTTGAGCAGTTCCTTAGTCAGGTCATAGTGAAAGGGAGGTGATTCACTACTAAACATATTAGGCATCACCATACGCCCAAATAACAACATATCCTGTTGCATTTCTAATAATATCTTTTTTTTATCCATTTTTTATAACTATCGTCACTTCAAAATCTTCTGCTACATCTTGCAATACTGCTAGTAGCTCGTCAAGATTCGTCTTCTTGCCCGATATAATGATTGTTTTCTTCATCTATCTGTCTCGTTTGTGTTGCTTTTAGTTTCTTAGTCTGTTTTTCATAACTAGCTGCAATCTGATGCGACATATCCATTTCCAAGGATTCTGTAACCTGTTTCGTCTTAGGTTTCATATCTAGAAACTCTGACAACTCTTTAGCTGCTCGTATCATATTACCAGAGTCTTCCTTTACCTTAGCTACTTCAATAGCATCTTTTATTACATCTAGTACAAATCCTTCATCGATGTTCTTATCTGTTAAGACTTCTTTCAATTTATCCTGTATCATCTTCTTTACCTGCTTTGTTTTAAATAATCTTTTTGCTGCAATAACGGGATTATCTTGGTCAGGCCTATATAATCTACCTATTTTCTCCCAATCTGGCGATAAACCTGCCATTTTGTACGTTATATACGCATCCATAGCTAAATCAGCACCTTTCTTTTGTACTTCCAAGTCATTATAACTCTTTGTAGACACCGTACTAAAGTTATTAGACCTCCAATGCGGTTCAAACTCTAGTTTTCCCCACGCAGTTAGCCATTGTCTACCATATGGGTAGGTATATTCTACTTTATCACCATATTCCTTACGATATATGCACTCTGCAACGTATCCATCGTCAGATATACCGTACTGACCCTCCTGTGCTTCTCCCCAATGTTTCCATTTTAGGCCTTGTTCTTTAGCTTCTGCCTTGGTATAGACCCGAAATGTTTGAGGTTGGAAGTTATTCCTCTTCAGCTTCTTTGTTATTGTTATCATATTTTTTTTCTAAAAATTTTTTAAAGAGTTCTGTTTCCTCTTTATAGTCAATATACTCTTGTAATAGCTTATCTATGTTGAAAAGCAGCATTTGTTGCTGTTGAATGGTTCTATCCATCCCTGCCATAATATCTACCATTTGCTTATATGTTAACTTTTTCTTTGCTTTTTTCATATCACTCCTAATGTAGGGTATAAATAAGATAATTAATCGCTAATATATTCGTAGTTTATACATAAACGTATTTAAATTAGCTAATTAATAAGCTAATAGACTAATTTTTCTCTTTAATTACGTACACCCCTAGTTTCATTGCTTCTATTTTAGCTGTTATTTCTAATTCAGATTCCATCATATCGTAAATACGTATCGCTTCTTCATTTGCTTCAGCTAATGGTACCTGTATCCATTTACCTGTTTTTCTATCAAATCTTTCTAGATATCGCTTTTTACGCTTCATACGTTAATTTACACAACAAATGGTATTGAAGTCCAGATAAAAAAAATACCATAAAAAATTTGGGTTAGAATGTGTGTGCGTAATATATAGTATAACTACCCCGCCTTCTATCTTGGTTGACATTTGTTATTTCGTTGAAATTTCATATTTTCGTTGATATCCTTCCTTATAGTCAAGTCGGGATAGTTATCGCCTACTATCATAGAATATTAACAAATAAAAGGAATAATACTATGATATTATATGCTTTAAAAAGACAGAAATACAATAAAGATAATAAGACTAATGAAACAGCTAACTACTTCTCTCACAATGGTGCAAGAGTAGATAGAAACGATACTGTATTTCTGTCCTCAATAGATGAATTAACTGATAGTGTTAAAGACGGAATGTTCCTATCAGCCAAAGGGTTAAGACTTGACACTGATAGACAGCGTGAAGTTAAGAACTTTGGTAAACAGAACGCTACTATGATAGCAATACCTATTGTTGCTAATAACTAGTCTATCAGTTCGTATTGGTGTGTGCATTGGCTTATGTCAGTGCACATTCCTTTATATACCATACAAGTAAA